TTATTATCAACTACATAAGCATTTATGTAATGATCAGCATCAGGACACTGTGCTAATTTGGGGAACCATGATTCAGCATTTATACCTGCATGTTCATCAGTTGCAAATGATATTGTATTCTCATTTACACCAGCTTTAATGACATCTAACACATAATCATCAACAATTCCTTCATAGTATGTGGTAACTGTTGCTTTCTTAGTAGTACCTAAAGAATTATATTTGTGGAAATCCATGTACAAAGCAGCACAATCATTCTTGACACAATATGCTGCCACAAGATCAAATTGCAATAATGGTTTGCCTAATACTATCATAATTAACCTCCTTTGTCAATCTCTGCTTGTGCTTGTGTAATAATATTATTCAAGAAATCAGTTCTTGATTGAATCTCTTCTGCTGTTGATGTAAATCCAGCAGTCCAATCTCCTCTATCTTTAGTATCTAAGAAATTAGCAGCACCATACTCTGTTAACAACTGACTGAAGAATGACTTCTCTGTCCATGACTTCAATAATAAGTATTGAGCCATCTTATCTCTGAAGTTCTTCAGATAATGTTGAGCAATTGGTAAGAATTGTCCTGGTGTCTGTAAGTATACATCAGTTGGATTATTAACCTTATGAATCTTTTCATAAAATTCAGGAGAAATAGGAAATTTAACACCTTGTACGTTAGTGCTAAACTCTTCTTGCACAGTGAGATTTCTCAACTGTTTTCTATACTCAGTATACAATGCTTTCTGATCAGCAGTAATAGCAGCATCAGATACCATTGACCAATCAGTTTCACTTAACAAGAAATCTCTAGCAAGTCTTATTGTAGTACGAGAGACAGATTGTGTCTTCGCATACATTTGATTAAGTTCTTGTTGAAAATCATTATCTTCAAGAGAATCAAATAGATAGAATGCTTCAACTAATTTATCTCTAAATTCAGTTGCTTTTGCTTCTGCAACTGCTTCCATTTCATAATCTTTCCAGACATCTTTATTAGCCTTAAAATCTCTCACATACTTCCTACGTTTTGCGAAGTAAGTATCATTGGTATACCAACTAAACATGATAAGTTTATCCTTATCACTATCCCACAAAGGATACATGTAAGGGACTAAAGTATCTGTCCAGTATGCTTCTGGAATGACTCTTATATAATCTTTATATGTTATAGTCTGGTTCAATACGTCTAATTGAACGTCCAGAACTAAAGTTTGCGATGCCATGTCTTATTACATTCTCCTTATATATTTAGAAAGCTTTGATCAAGTACTTACATGTAGTGTAAGGAACTAACAAAGGAACTTCAAAATCTGGATCAATTGATGCCACTGGCTCAATCTTAGTTGTTGATTTTAAAGTAATTGTTGCATCTCCAGCAACCAAACCAGAACTATATGTAGTATTTTGTCCTTGAGCACCTTCAATAGTATATGTTAATGAGTCAATAGATGGTTTAGAAACAGCACCTGGACTTGGAACAAAGACTTGTGATGTTGTCTTTGGACTCCACCAAATCAATTCACATATACCAATATGGTTCTTATCTTCAGCAGTATCATTACTACCACTAGCTGTTGGTAGATCCTGTTCTATTCTGAACTTAGTATCAGCACCTCTAGCATCTTGTGGTACATCAACAGTAAATGTATACCAATTAGTAGCACCACTATCACCATCATAATTTCCAGTATTCGTACTAGTATCAATCGCTGGAATATTACCAGCAATAGGATCAGTACGTTGAGCAGATGGGTTAATTAATGTTCCCATTAAGTTCCAATTTGATTGTCCAGACTTTTGATAGTATACAGTCATTGCTACTGCTGTATCATCTCCACCGTTCTTAGTATTACCTCTTGCTGCTTTAATAGAAAAGTAGTTAGTATCAGTAGTATCAGTCGGCATTAAATTAACAAAACGAGTCTTAGAGTTTGCACCCTGACCATAACCAGTTCCTCCTGCTGGATTACCAAACTTTAGATAATGAGTGTAAGTATATGTGTTACTTGCATCAAGAAGAAGATTAGTAACAGTACCAGTAGTAGCATTAATTGATGCAGTAACAGTAGATCCTCCACCAGCACCATGCAATACATGAACGACAGGTGCTTCTGTATATCCAGATCCACCAGAAGTTAATAAAACATCAGTTACTTTACCAGCAGTGACTGTTGCTGTTGCTGTTGCATGAGCAGTAACAGATCCACCACCTGTAAATACCACCACTGGTACTTGTGTTGTTGGAAGTTTAAATGATCCAGCACCATTACCAACACCATTACCATCAGGAACTATACTAACATCAAATTGATCATCATCTATAGATCCAGATTGAATAATAGGGTCTGTAGTAATAGTTGTACCACCACCTGAATTTCCTGTTACCACACCTGCTTCCAATTTCAAGTAACCACTTCCGCCTTGTGCAGATTTTCCTGAAGTATTATTTGCTTCTGGATCATTAGCACCAGTACCACCAGCACCAATGGTATAAGTTCCACCTGTTGATGGAGATCCAGCAGTTGACCAATCAACCATTCCTTGCCATAGTGCTCCTCCACCACCACCACCTGCACCAGCAGTCCAGTAGTCATTATTCCATTCAACCTTCATTCTGGCAGAACCATTGGTATCATTGTGATTACTATATGAACCACCACTAAACATAGATGCTAGCCAACCAGAATCTCCTTCATTTCCTCTCTCACCACCTTGGTGTCCAGAGTCTCCACCAGGAGATCCACCAGGTCCACCACCACCTCCACCATTACCAGTACCACCACCATATGTCGTACCACTGTTGCAGCCAGCTCCACCGCCGCCGCCGCCTCCACCGACACATTCACCTACTCCACCATTACCACCTGATCCATATTGAATAGTAGAATATCCTTGTGCGTTTGAAGCTGGGGGACCACCAGGTTCACCACTATATCCACCAGTGTTACCAAAAGCACCACCACCTCCTCCACCGCCAGCTCCAGCAACGAAAGTACCACCTGCTTTTAGTAGAGTGGACGCACCTCCACCACCTCCATTACCACCGCCATTTCTACCATTACCACCAGTACCACCTCTTTGAGAACTTCCTCCAAGTGGAGAACTTCCTTGAGCTTGTCCATTAGCACCACCACCTTCATACCCAATAAATGTTGTGGTTTGTACATTATTATTTGTTATCCATGTTCCTGATATGGTAATAATAACCTCAGCACCATTACCACCAGATGATGTACTACCACCAGCACCACCTGCATCAGGAGTAGATGTACCTCCTTTACCACCTCTCAATCTAAATTGAGCACTTGTTATATTACTATAAGATGCAAGAGAGAATACTCCATTACTAGCATTAGGAGCAAACCATCCAGAATCTCCAGATTGTCCACCTACATTAACATTTACACCAGAACTTCCATTTCCATATTGAGCATTATTCCAATATATTGTACCAGCACCACCATTACCACCTGTATTTGGGTTGTTTGGTTGTGCCGTTTCTAATAATTTTGATCCTGTTCCTGCATTACCTGGAATTCCATTAGAACCACCTGATGCGTTCTCTGATCCATTATTAGTTGCCGTTCCTCCTGCTCCACCATTTCCTGGTGTATTATCTCCAGCAGTAGCACCCAGTCCTTTCTTACCACCACCAGCAGTTATCTTAAATACAGATCCATTGCCTAGTGCCAGCATACTATCATTACCATCATTACCATTATAAGATCCAGCACCACCAGATCCACCACCACCAGTCATGGTATATTTAATTTTGTTTATTGTTCCTGCTGGCCAACTAAAAGTACTATTATTTTGTGGAGTACCAGTTTCAAGTACAGTTTGCCATGTAATAATATCTTGACCAGGACTAGTTTGTTCTTCCCTACCACCAATCTCAGATGTTGCTGTAAATTTCTTAAATGTAGGTGCTGGAACATTAGTCTGCCATTGCCAACTACCAGAACCACTACCAGATGCAAGATAATTTAAATTAGAAGGAGCAGTAGTATATTGAAACTTATGAGTACCAGAACCCTGACTAGTTAAATTCAATCTTCCTGTTGTATTTGCTACATCAGTTGCTTGTGATTCACTTCCATACAATTCAAATGTGTCAGAAGTTATACTTCTTATATAATATGTTGTTCCACTAGTTAATCCACCAATACCAGTGCTACCTTCTGTATAGGTAACAGCATTACCATTGGCCAATCCATGATTTCCTATCTCAATTGTATTATTAGTTGTATTAACCTTAGATGGTGCTACATCACTGAATGTAATTGGATTCTGAAGTGATCCAGCATCACCTGCACCTGCTTGCCAATCCCAAACATCATAAGTTGCTACACCTCCAGCTGGAGTTGGTCTTCTTAACAAACCATGAGTATGATCTAATTTCTGATCTCCAATATTAGACCAACGACTTACCTTTCCATTTCTTGCTCTATAGTCAACCAAATACCTGTCAAAACTAGTTGTAGAAATTGTTTGATCATTAACAGGTTGTGAATGAAATACTGTATGACTATGCTGTGGTGGTCCAGTTAAATCTTCAGGATCCATAGTAAGTTTAATACTATGTTCTCCAATAATGTCACAAGATACTGTCTCCGTTACATTATCATATCCAGTTGTTACTATCTGACCTAAAGAAAAATAATCATCTTGTAAAGTCTGATCTAAGTACCATTTACCACCTACAGTACCAACACCAAGTTGTCCACCTCCAGCATTAGCAGAATTACTTCCATAAACTGAATTATTACCAACAACCTTCTTAGTAACCATATCTGGAACTTTAAAAGTTCCCATATAATTGTCACCCAACCATTCATATACATTTGATTGATTTATACCTTGTATCTGTCCAGCAGAGTTCAATCTAACAGAAAAGGTTGCATTTGATCCTGCACCACCATTGACAGCAGTAACAGTAATGGTAATATTTGGAGCACCACCGCCACCTAATAAAGAATCAGTAAGTGTTAAAGTATCATTCAATGTATACGAATGACCTTCATCCTGTATAGTAATAACTGGCAATCCATTAGAATCAACAACCACATTAAATTTTGCACCTGTACCAGTACCACCAGTGGCACTTACTCCTAGATATGTTCCAGAAGTTCTGCTACCATTAGCAACACCATTATGTGTAATAATGTGAACACCATTACCATATACATTAATTGTTGGAGCACTTGTATATCCACTACCAATATTATTAACATTAATACTAACGATACCACCAGTACCAGTAATAACAGCAACACTTGCTGTTGCTTGAACAGGATTAGCCCCAGATGGAGCAGAAATAACTACCGAAGATAGAGTTGAATATCCAGTTCCAGCAGTAATTACATCAATACCTTGACTAGGATATCCTCCATATTCTTTACCAAGTATCTCATATAATCCTGGAAAATCAGCAATTTTATATTCTAAACCATTACAATATAGATAACCCTCATGAGTATATGCTGGATCATTGTCTTGATCACCTGGATTATTATAATGATTACCAGACGCTTCTAAATGCTTATGAGGTTCAGTATTATCATTAATATAATTATGATCAAAAGAATTTGTCTCAGTCTTTAAGTTAGGAACTATTGTACCAATTGGTGTTGAGTCAACAGAAAGATCAGTATAAAACCCTGTTCTTGGATTTCTATATGGACGTGATGATACTACCATGATTAGTAATTAAACCTTGATTAAATATTCCATTACAATAAAAGGACCACAAGCAGTGTCTATTGAAGCTGATGCATTAGCACCTATAGACATACTGGTTGATAGATTTTCTGGATCTACATTAGCAGCTCTTGTTCTAACTTTATATGTATGATCACCAGTAACATTCTTATCTATCCTTATCCTATGATTATGTAGGGTAGGATCAGTTGCCTGTGTTAGATCAGTAGTATCACTAGTTATATGTTCTATAGAAGCATTACAACGTCTTGACTCTGCCTGATCATTACTCTGTAATGGTAAAACATCAGCAAGAGTAGTACCATTCCAATCAACTGGGACACCAGCTAAACCTGCAACATAACTTGCTGGTTGTGTTTCACAAGCATTAGCAGGACCACCACCAGTTACAGGTAGTCCAGCTAAAGGTTGGCAACCAAATGGTATAGGTGGAAGGAAAGCAGATGTATTACCATACATTGCTGTGTTAGTACCATCAGCAGAACCCCAAGGAAATCCACCACAAAATGTTGTATCATCATTTATAATACAACCTGATCTTGCCCACTCATTAGTTGTACCAGATCCAGGAAGTGCTCCTCCTTCAATACATCCATTCCAATAGATTGTATTACAGAAACCAAGTGGTTGACATCCTGCATAGAAAGCAGAACCTGGGTGAAGACCTGCACCTGGATTCCAATACACCATTGCTTTACATTTCTGTTGACCACCTCCACGTGGGTTACAACTACTACCACTACATGTAGCAGCAGTAGAAGGAGAATTATTATCGTATAATGTATTATCTAACCAATCTTCAATATTAATAGTTGATGCAGTCTGTCTACCAGTTGGTCCTTCTGCTCTTGGTGTATTATTTGTCTCTTGGGGGTTTGATCCATCTGCCTGAGTAGTCATAACTCTACCTCTAGCAAATGTTCCAAAATGAGCATGACCATGAATCATATCCTCATCAATACCAACAGTCTCTGTACGATGAGTTGCACCAGCATATGTATATCCTGGTTTACCTGGAATAGGAATTTCTTGTGAAGGAAGAACTATGTTACCAGTGTATGCTATATCAACGCTATCTCCTATTTGAGACTCAGCAACAATACCAATACCTGATCTACTAATCTCCTGTGGAACAGTAGAATTATCTTCCTTTCTTATATTATTATAAACACCAGCGTTAGCACCTGTTGTAGGTTCAGGATACTTAGATCCAAAATCAGGAACCATAAACTGTGTATCATTTACAGTATCAAAATTAGTTCCATCTATATTCTTTCTAACAAACTTAGTATTAGATCCAGTGCCTAGAATTGCAGCGAGTCTTGGATAATCAGTTGCAAAGTATCTTGATCCATCACACTTTAAATAACCAGCAGGTAAATTTTTAGGGTTTTGCCCTTGCTCTGGATTACCTTCATACTCCATCGGCCAAATAATTATTTGACCTGTCAAATGTCCATACTTTGATTTTTCTTTCGTATATAATACTGCCATTAGAATGCCTTAATTATACAAGTTACGGTTAGTGCAGGTTGTGAAGTATCAGCTGAAATGGTTAAAGCATCTTCAAGACTTTCTGCTTGGAGTGTTGATCCATTAGCATCTGGAGCAGTCCAAGAAGTCATTATCTTATTACCATCAGTCATTGATCCACCAGTCTGAGCAATCTCAAAACTATCATGCATGTGAGATTTGAATGCATCACTCAGAGGATTCTTGCATACAGAAGTTAAATTAAGAGAAGTTGGATATGATCCATCTCTAAACTTTAATTTAATTGTACCTGCAGCTGTTGTAGTTTTATTTAGTTTTAATGTGTATAATCCAGGAGTATCTTCAGTAATTTGATTAATAATAGTACCTTCTGGAAAATACTTCCATTTATTAGAAGCAACAGATGGTGTCACATACATTAAAGGTCTAATTGCATCATACTGATACCATGTATTAGGAGCAGTACCATATTGTCTTTTAATATCAGTTCCTGCTGGTAAAGTAATTTCTGATTGACCAGCAGGAATAACAACATTATCAACCTCAAATGCTGTCATTGCTTCTGGATGATCTAATATACCACCAATATTAGGTGCTGAAGCACCTCCACTGGTATCAGTATAACCAAGGAAATTTGGTCTAGCTCCTACCTCTATTGGTCTTGGAAACATACCAGTATATGCTGGCATTGTATGTGTATCCATTGGAATAGTCTGATTTATAGCAGCAGTTGCCTGTCCAGTAGGTAAAATATTCTGTGTATAATCATTTGCCTTATGACCAGAACCTCTAGTTGCATCAGTATCATCTGCTCTAGTGTTCCAGTGACTATTTCCTGCTGGAACTTGTGACCAATAATTTGCTGCTGGATTGGTTGCATTAGCACTATCATTAATATATTCCATAAAAGATTCACATGTAGGCAGAGTCCACTCATATCTCTCATCACCAAAATAAGTAATAAAATCTCTACCATTTGTCCATTCATATGAACCTGCATCACCATCCACAGCTTGACATTCAACCCTTGGTTTTGTAATATTACAAATCTGTGTTGTTACATCACCTTTCATCTCAACACCATTGTCAGCTCTAAATGTCATAGCACCTCTAGTACGATAACCAGAAGAAGGAATAATATCTGAGTGTCTATGTCCAGGAAGATGATTCAACCCCAACTTACGACCAAGAGTATAAACAGTCTCAGTGAAATCAGGATTTGATAATTTTATATTGTTAACCTTAAAATAAAGATTACCAGTAAGATTTAAAGTAAAATCAATATCTGCTGTGGCATTCCAAGTAGTCTTAACTTGATTACCTAACCCAGTTATTAAATCATTTATTTTAGTTCCTGCTACATCAAGAATTGCTTGCTTTGGATTAGATTGACCATACTGATACTTTGCAAGATCTAACTGCCAATTTTCCAAATCAATCATCGCACGTGCAGATAGATTAGGAAGTCCAAATACATTAGTGTCATTCTCATAAGGAAATTTAGGACTACCTGTACTCATGTCACCACCATAAGTATCTCCAATCACAGATGCTAAAAGTGGATAGTCTTTAGCATTTATACTTTGATCACCATCACAAACAATCCATCCCACAGGGATGTTAGAAGCGAGGAATCCAGTACCTCCATCACCACCCCAAGGTAAGATTGTACCTACCTTGGCGGTCTTCATGCTTTTAATAGAATCGTAGTATGCTGCCATTGATTATAACTCCATTAACCACCAACCACGTAAAGCGTTTGGTATTTGTTTTGCGTTTGCTGATCCCTCAAGA